AGTCGAGAACCTTCTTTACTGCCCTCTAATAGTTGAGCTATTAATGCAAGGGATTCATTCCAAGGCTTTAGACCTAAAGTTTCCTCGGCGTCGGATGGATTTACGCCGCCTAGTATGCTAGAAATTCTTTCAAAACTTTCATTAGATGAGTATTTTCGATCTGGCATTCTATAAAATCTCCTTGAGGGAGTAGAACGGGCAAAGGAGGAAATCCCGTTCTACCCCAGGTGAAAGGGAGGATGATGGGAGTACGGAAATATTATAACATATATTATTTTAGTTTAGCGCGGAGTTCCAAAATCTTTTCGTCTTGTTTCTCATTAGTATTATGCACAAATCTATGACAAGAAGTACACAACAAAATAAGGTTATCTTCCGAGCAATTAGCTTTATCTCCATCAATATGATGAACATGACCTTTATTACTTTTATATACATTTAATCCACAAACTTGACATTCATGGTTATCTCTACGCCTTATTTTGCCCTTTAAATAAGTAGAAAATTCTATAGGATATATTTCTTCTGATTTTCCTCCTCTCCACCACCTAGAACGTTCTCCACATAAATCGGGTCTACCTTTACTTGCCAAAGACAATTTATGCAGATGTTCTTCACTAAATTCTCTGCCTTGCAACTTTTTACTGCGCTTTAAATTAGATTCCTTTGATTGAGTTCTTCCTAATAACTTCTGTCGTCTCTTTTCAAGTGCCTCTGGTGTAAATAAACGAGAAATATCCTTACCTTTGCTGCGTTGAGATTGTTGTGCTAACTGTTCTGGAGTACGTTTACTATCTTTAGTAGATTTTCCTTGTTTTGAATACGCTTCTCTAATATGAGGAGCATCAAATACACCATCTTTCCACATCTGCTTAGTAGCTTTACCAATGTTCTGTTTATGTATTTCGGATAATAGTTTTCCTTCTTTAGCTATTCGCATTTTTTCTAGTGTTTCACCAGAAAATCCATGACCCATCAGACGTTCGCTAATTGCTGCTCCAAATTCTTCTGGAGAACGTAAAATAATATTTTCAGGAGATATATTTGTAGCATCTCCGTCCTTATATGATGCTCTATATCCATCAGGAATTTCACCTTTATTTACTTCCCACCACCAGTGAGCATACGTAGATGTTTTACGCTTTAATGTGCTTGCATCAAACCAATATACATAATGGGCATTTTTAGTCTTATCGAATACCTTACATGCGTTTTCCTTTCCTACATACTTTTTACTTGTTCCTTTTGCCATTCCTTTATTTTTACAGGACATAGAACAATATAACCCCCACCCGACTTTTACGCGAGACTCTATTGCCTCAAATTCATTGCCACAATATTTACATTTTACTGTTATTGTTTTACTTCTTCCTGGTTTCATAATAAAACTAACCTCCAATTTGTATTGGAGGTTAGTATAACATACAATTGTCTGGTTGTCAAGGACGAATTAGAGCAACGCGCACGTGGTGGAACTTCTGCCAGTAAATTGGCTAGTGTACTTTCCGTGGAAACAGCAAGCTTTAATTATTAAGCATGTAGCTGCCCAAATCTCAAAGCTAATCACTGTACAACCAGGAGTAAGATAGCGCAGCCCCAAAGGAATTTGGGTACTCTTGTACACCAAAGGTTCTCCATTATGGGTCATTCTAAATGCCCAAATGTCAGCTTGGAATGTGGTGGAGCTAGATGTAGTTCTGCGGAAATTATTATCCGCTACCACACCTAAACGACCAATACCTGTATTGACAAAGCCAGCAAAGTTAAATCCAGGAGTCATGCCGTTTGCTTGCTGTGCGATAACTTGAGAGCCTTGGAAACCGAGGATGAAGTAAGCCTGCATGAGTTCTTGAATGGCTTGTGGATGACCCATCAGCAAAGTAGGTTTAGCACAACTTTCCGACAAGAAGCGATCAAAACTAGTAGCAGAGAATGTTCCAGAGGCAGAGTTATCATTGGTATGCATAGTACAGGACATATTAGTTGCCCAATTTTCGATGCCGTCAAATTGCAGGGCGCTTGTCGCGGTATTACCATTAACCAGATAACGATCCCAACCATTCAAAACCAGAGTTTCTCCCATGCGGATTTCTTTTTCCGCTAAGTCTTGAATATTTTTACGTTGGAAAGTCGCCATGTCATATGCGCCAGGAAGTCCTTCTCCTGCCGGAGTTCCACCAATGAGAGTATTAATCGCGCCCACAGGAAGCGCGGCTACTGCCATTGAATGCAGAATCTCCCGTTCAGAAAGTTGTTTCTTGACGCCAATATTTTTGTGGTTTACGGTTTTATTGCTTCCACTATGTTCGTATTCTTCTGGACAATACCCGTCTTGGAAGAATAGATACTCATCTACCGCAGTAGAACCAGACAAAATGTTTGCATAGCCCATCTCACGCCAAGTTTCCCCATAAAGCATAGTACGCTTTTCTGGTAATGCTTGCCACAGTGTGATTTCTTCACACATGGTAATTATTTCGGTGGGGTCTAACGGCTGAGGAAATTGCCCTGCCCAATCTCCAGGGGTAGAATATGTAGCAGGTTGTAAAACTGGATCGGTAGCGCGTTGCACCACAGATTCAGGAGTAAATGCTTTGTTTGTTACTAAGTCCAAAATAGGTTCAGACATTTGTCAAACCTCCAAAGTTTTCTAAAAGTTTAAGATGCTTGTGTCTGACGCTATAATAGCTTAACCAGAGCTATTTACATTATATCACAATATTTATTGCGTGTTTATACGTTTCTCTCAACAATTGATCGTATTGTAGGTGTCAAAGAAGTTGTCTTTGGCACGGGAGGATACATAGAAGCAAACTGAGAAGGAGTCATGCTGCGTTGCACTGGAGTGGTAGGCGTAGGGGAAGGAAGGGCTTGAGTGGGTTGAGGAGCGGATAACCTGGCTGCTACTAGTTCCATTCGTTGTGCTACCGCATCCATCGCAGAAACTACGTGTGATAAAGTCTTTTCCATAGCAGTTGCTTGTGCTATTTCGGGAGTTTGCGCTGGAGTTAGACCCTCACGTACAGCATCAACAAATCTTTGATAATGTCCTTGAAGTTTGGTCAGCTTATCTTCTAAAGTAGTATCGGATTTTGATACCAGATCATATTCAGCTTTGAACTCATTCAACACAGTGTCAAGTGGATGAGATGGAGCTTCAGAGGGTTTCTGGGTTTCTGCAAATACTTCTTTAAAGATTGAGCGCCAATCTGGTTGTGCAACACTTTCATCAATCACTTCTGCTTTCTTAGTTTCTTTCTTGGACGGTTTTTCTTCTTCTTCTTTTTCGTCCTCTTTCATTTTTTCCTTGTCTGTCTTAGCTTCCTCCACTATCGAGGGGGCTTCGCTAGATTTGATAACTAAAGCCTCGGACTTGGTAATAGCTTTAGCTTTTTCTTCTAATTCGTTCGCAAGTTCTTCACCAACGATGCTTGCAGCATCTTCTTTCTGTGTGGTCATGGATTTTTCTACCTCCATACTGGTTCGTTTATTTACTGGAACTCTTGTGTGAGCAAGATGTATTAGATGTCCTCGTAGAAACTCTTTACCTTGTGGTTCTTTGTGTTCTAATATCTGTTCCAGCAGTTCCTTCATACACTCAGGACAAGTATCATCCATAGTGCTTCTCTCGAATACATAATCATTGCTTTTGTGACGATGTTTCCAATCCAGAAAGGCAATAGAAACTCGCACTTTATCATTTGCATCTTGTCGTTTGGGGTTGTATAAATCGGCTCTTACCGATTCAAAACATGCCCATCCGAGCTTAGTCTTATTATACTTCCCTTTTGCCTTGAAATAATTACCATCAATATATATTGCATCTACTACACCAGGAACAGCATCACCATTCAAGTCTGGATAATGAGATATAGATAAGTAAGGCATACCACCAGACCAAAAGTCGCTGCGAAATTGTTCTGGTACAAGTTCACCGGAATTAGAGCGAGCAAGAAAGTCTTGAAACAATTCTAAAGACATGCTGTCATTATAACTATCTGCATCTGTATCAGATGCCACCATTCGCCAAAGTAAATCACCCGTAGGTTTATCCAAACCGGCGCGCTCAATACGCAGCGAAAACTCTTGTAAATAAGCTTTATGCACCCACTTATCAGTCTTTTCGTCTTTGTGCCACCCGGCATTACCTAAAGCACCGTAAGCCTTTTTAGCCGCCTTTTCATCACTATCTCCCGCGGCTTTGGCAGAATTATATACATTCTCCCATATCTTAAACGCAGCTTCGGGCATATTTTTGAAGGGCACGACTCACTCTCCAATCTTGAATATCGAGAACTTGTCTCTCCATCCAATAGTCAGTAAATGCATTATAAATGACATTGTTGCACCAGTAAAAAATTCAAATAGTATTGGCACATAACCAAATTCTTCAAAAAGATTTACTTTTAGAGGTATGGCTGTAAGAAAGTAAATCCATACCCCTAAGCATAAATCGCAAGCGAATAACTTACCAAAGAACTTATCTTCTTTCCATAAGTTGCCAATTATGGCAATCTTTTGAAATGGAAAGTTCTGAGCAAGATATATTAAAAGTTTTCCAAGTCCTGCATATATTATTATATTAATCATCTAACTGCATAACATACATAACAGTTACAGCATCGCCAGCATCGTGAACTGGTGCGGCACTAAATAAGCGATAACCAAGTTCATAGTATGCATCCATAGCTAATTCAACTTGGCTACGACTAACACTACCAGCCGAAAGGTTGTCGATGTCCTGCTTATTTATTGATGCTATAAGTGTTCGATAACGCGGTAAATCGTTTGTCATTTTAATTTCTCCTGTATTTGATTTTGGTCGTCCTCTAGGCATTTTATTTCTCCTAATATATTATTTATTATACTTGATATTGTATCAGCAAATTCTTCTACCATTGCATTTCTTACAAGCATTAATTCATTCCTAACGTATGCAACATTTTCGTTTGAAATGGTAAAATTCTCAAATTCCATTGTACCACGCAAGCTCTGTAATGATAAATACTTACGCGTACCAGAGATGACTGCTTTCTTTATTCTACTTGGTAACGTGTCAAATATATCTGCTACTTCTTTAGTTGCGCGTGTTTTGAAGCGTCTGCTTAATAAAGCATCAGCAGCAAATTCTTTTGGTAATTCGTTTATCTTGCCCAATTCGTATTGCATTTCAGCGATGCTACGTAACTTAGATATTCTCAAATTATCGAAGTCTGTGTGCAAATCCTTAGCAATTTCCTTACTTTCTGCACACAATATCCACCATTCATCCCCAATCATAGCACGGTCTATATCACCCATTGCATTATTTATGGTGGCTAATGTAAGTTCTGGCATATCTGCTAAAGTATTACCCCACAGCATTTCGTCATGCCAATCATTCCAGGATTTCAAGTTGTCATCTTCAAGAATATTAGTTGCGCTCAATGCAGACAATTCAACAGAAATAGGTACAACAGATGCACGTATTAGACGTTTTAATCGTACATCTTCTACGTTTATTATACGATTTAACTCTTTCTCGAATAAACTTTGTCTAACTTCTCCTTGACCACCAGCAGTAGCGGCGACAGGACGACCCAAACTGCTAGGACGTTCAGGAGAATTACCAAAAGAAGAAAGAGCGGGGGCAGGAAATTCACTATCAGGTGGCACTTCCTCAGGAATGGATATATTCAGCAGTCCGTTAGCAATAGCTTGTAAACGCAGTTCCGATGGAGAAAACATTTTCTTATCAATAAGTTGTGCGGCGGCAGTGGCATACGCCAACATAGCTCTACCATTTTCTACGCTTTGCTCATCATCAGTATCGACAAACTTAAACTCCAAATCAGGAGGCAATATACGATCACGTAGTAATTTGAATTTTAATTTTATTACTGCTTGACCACTTTTCTTTACTCTGCGTTCTTGACGTATGCTACCAGCAAGGGTTTCTCCACCAGATGTCACTGCCTGAAACCCAATGTCAGATAAAGATAATCCATATCCAGCGGCACAAACCGCAGCGTACTGCATAACTGCTTTATCAAACATTAATTCTTGTGGAGGACGAGTAAAAGAAATAAATTCTGCTGCTTTATTATGTTGGTATAAAACAGGTACTTTATAAGGATCAATTCCAGTAAGTAATTCTTTCCATGACTTTAGCCACTCCTGTGCATCTTCTTTAGACATATCTAGCAAGTCCAAAAGCCCTGCTGGAGGAGTATCAAGCAATAAATTGGCATAATATTTATCTCCACGACACAATAAAGCAATAGACAAGTAAATGCGCTCTGGAGGCGGCATACCCCAACCAGCATGTTTTATTTCTGTGCGAGGAGACATAAATATACGAGATACTGCACATTCAGGGAAATATACGGCATTAAGTGGAAATTCTTTTAGTCGTTGCCCAACAGGAAAATCAGAATTATTAGTAGGAAAACAAGTTCCGCCATCAACTGGAATGATGGCTCTTACTCTGCCTGTAGGTTCAGATTCCCTAATTATTTCAACCATTCCCCCAAACGGAATATCCAATAAGTCCTTGCCTACAAACTCGTTTATTTGAACATAATCATAACCATTACTATATTCAAATAGACGCGTGTAATACTTGATTTCTTCCTTCAATTCATCTCGCTGTTTACTATCGCGAGGCTCAATCTTCCAATCTAGAGAGTTTACATAAGAAATTAATGTATCCCGACATATTACCGCGATTGGCTGGTTAGCCACAACAAATCGCCACATATCAGCTTCAAGCCATTCGGGTTGTTGCCAATATGGTAAGTATCGAGTTAAGTAAGCGGGGAGGCTTAAACTTCTCTGTCCCTTCTCTTTAGACTCATTTGGCTGCGTGGTTTTTGTCTTAGGCATTAGAAATACTCCATCCATCATAAGAATAAGTATTAGAGCATTTCCCCGACATTAACCATCTCATTTTTCTTCGATTTAAGTTATGCTCAATACAAAACCTAGTAAGATTATAAGTACAATAAACATTTCCATCGGGAGACTTTATAATCAATCCATCTCCTCCGCGTTTAGTTTTAGATAATTTATCACGACTAGCCATAGACCACTTTTTACCTTTCATAGATGAAGGTTTTCCAGATTTATATTCTGACCAAGCCTTTCTTCTATCTGGAGTCCATGCCGCCTTTAACAATTCAGATGAGCCATTCTTCCGCCCACATTGACCAAATGTAGATGCAAGAGAAACATTTAAAATATAATTAAATTCAGGAGAAAATTGGTCTATCCACCACTGCTCAATGTGGCGTAATTTATTTAAATCTTCTACAATTTCTACGGCATAAAACTTAAATAATTCATCACCATGTTTATTAAATGAATTTTGAAGTTTGTTATTTTTGTGCTTTCCATGTAAAAGACTTAATCTATGGTGACGCAAACGATCTTCTACATCTACCGAAGAACCTATGTATAACTTGCCATTATGCACATTTTCAATCATATAAATTCCAGCAGGCATTTACCACCAGTTCCAGAAAATTTGCACTATTTACTTATTATACCAAAAAATATTTCATAAATGCATAAATTTCATTTTAGTCCAGTTTTTTATGGGAGCTAAACAATATCTAGCGCCACTTATACTTGTAATTCTATCATCATGTACTAATGGGTCTGGAAAACAGGATAGCTGTTGTAAGCAAGGTTCATTCCATTCTCCCTCGACCATATAAATTAATCCTTCTTTAGCTTCTGAAAACCAAGTGTTTGCACAAGTAACTCGATCTGTTGGAGGTTGCCAACCTTGCAAAGATGGATACCCAGGCAAATATTCTCGAAGTACGGAAGTTAGTTCTGCTACCTGATTTTTCCCTCCCGCCGCAGGTTCTTGTTCTACAAATACTCTTACACTTTCTCCATCTCTTTCAGCAGTTTCAACTATCATTTTCTTTATATCATCCCACTTCCAGCAGCCCGCCACTTGATCTTCAATATAGAAATTTTCTTTATTCCAAGACAACTTAGTGCCTACAGTCTCATCAGGACTGTTGTATTTCTTGCCCATCATCTTCTTTTCTGTGGCAGCCAAATCCCAAAATCTCACTGTACCACAAAGATTGTCTGGAAGTTTATATTTAGATATTATCTTATTATCAAACCACGTTCTATCCCCTAATGCACCTTCTTGGTTGACAAACTCACCATAAATCTCTTGCCTACGTAACCAACCAGAAGGATATGCCGCCAGCATTGCCGCCATAAACCCAGGGTCTAAATTAGCTTGGTTATCGAAGATAGTGCCATGAAAGAAGCTAACCAACTCTCTACCACCGCCCACTGACGCAAATAATTCTTTTGCATCATCTGGTATTTCTTGGTCAATAAATAGTTTGCATGTCCAATGCAGCTTTCCAGCAGGAGTAAAAGTTGACCATGCTTGCGGGTCTTTACCAACACGCACAGACGCTACTGCTATTTGCCAGGACAATCCAGTTTTATCTCGTTGTGCTTCATCAAACCATAACCAGTTAATGTTCGGGCCGCGCGCGCTGTCCGGGTCTTTTACGCCCTTCACTGTTACGCGTACACCATTTAGAAATGCCAAATTAAACGGCTGATGGGGGTCAAATTCTGCCTGCCTGCGATAACGATGTGCAGGCACTACCATATCCCAAGGTATCCATTCCCTAAACTCTACCCACGTAGATACCTTCAAGTTCTCAAAATCGGGATTCATTACAGCCCCGTTTTGACCTTCCATTATTTTTCTTAGTGCTTTTTGCGCTCCACCAGAACTTTTCCCACTACCTCTAGCGCCCGCGAAGCCACTAAAATAAGTGTTACCGAAAACAAACTGCTCTTGCTGTTCGTAAGGATTAAATAATTTCCCATCAGACTTAGAAAAGTATCCCCTACTATCTGTAGGAAATCTGTAAACTTTAGGCTGAAATAACTCTTTTGGTATTGGTACGCCGCGACTTCGTGCTTCTTGTAAGTATAATGCTAGTAGTCGCTTGCGTTCTTCTTCATCCACGTTTCAAGCCTAGCTCCCTAAACATTGCATCATGTTCTATGTTTGCATAATCATCGTCTGGTGCTGGAGCACAATCAGGACAAACACCCACACAATCACTAAATACATATCTACCACAACCAGAACATTTAGTTACTTTCCAGTCTTGATGTTTTTCGCACACCTGTTCAGATTGCTTTATGCGAGAATATAGTTTATTACATATCGGACAATCATTCATCTGTGTTAGCCTCCAGCGTTAGTTGAGATGATGGAGACTTGGTTACTAAATCATTTATTTTCTGTACTAATTGTTCGTCTGTCAATTTCATAATGTCTTTCAACATCTCAGGTATTCCAGCAC